AGCCACGGTCTGCACCAATGTCATCAAAGCGCGATAGTATCTCTGGGTCATTGTCGAAGTCTGTGTCTTCGTTGTCAGAGATCTTAGCTACTACGTCTTCATCATAGCCCATCTCAATGAGGTCAGAGATAGACTTCTTGGTACGGTGTGCACAGAAGCTGACAGTATCAAGAGACTTGGCTTGTGGTTCAATGAGGAACTCTTCGGGAGCGATAGCCTCTACTTTGACTTGGGATGTATCACGATACACACGCAGCTCACCGCTGGAGATACCGTACTCATCCTCAACGATCTCTTCGATCTCTACGTTGTCTTGGGCAAGCAATGCGTCCAGCTCATCCTCAGTCAAGTCTTCTACCGCTTCGATGTGGCTCTCAGACTGCTTAGACCAGTAGACCTTACAGATACCAGCACGAGCTATGAGACCATCATGTATGACTGTCTGCATTGTCTCAAAGAGGTTGTTCTGACGGTGGAGCACATAGTCTGTGTACTCAGTGCATACTTCAGCCATTGCAACGTCTTCGGCACCTTGCGGAGTAAAGCGGAGGGTCTTGTTGCCTGTGCTGAATGTCTCCAGAAGTGCAGCCTTCATGCTCTCTACTGCGTCATACACATCTTGGCTGACATACTTGCTGTTACCATCGTGCGCTGGGCGTGGAAGCGATGCGCTGTAGTAGTCCATCACCTTGCGGCGCTCTTTTGATAACTCGCTGTCGTAGTAGCCAATAGATCGGCGGAGGTTGGTGTCTACGATTGATACGATCTTTTCGTCATCAATGGCTTTGTATTCTTCTTTTGATTTCATGTCTAAACCATCTCAATGTAATAATCATCGACTGCCTCTATTGGCTCCCAAGCACCCTCATGTATGTGGTTTGCTAGGGCCAAAGACATTACGCAGTCATCGAAACACCCGGCTTCAGCTTCCATGCCACCGCTTTGGGTGACGATGTAAGTAAGCATCTCTCGGATAGTGACCTTATCGTTGAGTTCGATTGTTCCCTCTCGAACTGAGGCCCTGAGTTCATCAATTATCAGGGGTTTTGTCTTGGCAGTGGTAGTGAAGCCCAACTTAATGGTCTCTTTGTCTGTCAACTTGTCTACCTGCACTTCTGTGTAGAAGTTGGGGTAGGCCATGTCTTTACCAAGACGGGTACACGTTAAGATACCGTGACTGTTGTTCTCCACGATGATGTAGGCAAAGTTAAAGAACTCGCCTAGCTTGTAGAGTACCTCAGCAAAGTAATCTGGATGAACTTGGGCACGATAGGTCGCAACCTGTCGTTTCTTGCTGTCTAATACTTGAGCAACTGAGAAGTCACCGCCTCTGACACCCATGGCGACATCAGCACCGATTGTGTACTGTTCACCGGGGTCAAGTGTGCGATAGAGCGTCAGTTCTCCTCTGACATTCTCAAGCCAGTCATCACCTTCCAGCGCAAGCCTCTGCTTAGGCTCTGCGGCTTCTGCTAGACTTTCCTGTAGGCCCTCTGGGTTAAACACAGGGCGTCCAGTTGTCAGGAAGGCTTCTTCTGGCTCTGCGGGATACTCCTGTCGAAAGAGGTCGATGCCGTTCTGTGCAACCTTGCGGCGACGAAACATGAGTTGCTCATCGTCTAGGTCATACTTCTCACACAGCTCTTCTTCCTCTGGGGACCGCTCGAAGTTCTCAGGTACAGGCTCCCGATACTCAGGATCAATATACCAAGGGATAAACACTGGCACATAGCCATTGGTTCCCTCTACGGCACCTTTCCAGAGGTCATAGAAGATACCAGTGACACCATTGGCCGTGCTTTCGACAAAGATGGCAGTGCCCTTCTTGTTGGGTACAGCCTGTGTCATCCCGTTCCAGTTCTCCAGAGCGGTAGACTTCTGCCAGAAGGCAAGCTCAGAGGCGTGGACATGAGTGAGGGTCTCACCACGGCCAATGCTTTCACCACCAGCTGTCGCAACAACAAACGAGCTGTCTAGGACATCAAACGTAAGTTCCCGGCGAGAGCTGTACTTAGTGTGAGGCTTGAGTAACTCAGGGCAATTCTCGTGGTATCTCTTGGTCATGTCGAAGAGGGCACGGGTACTGTCGGAGTGGTGTGTGACAACCATAGCCTTGCAGGCTTTACGCTGGGACACGTTAAAGTACAGATAGCCGCCAACGTAGGTCGATAGACCCTGCTGTCGGGCCTTCAAGATGATGATGCGTACCTTGCCTTCAGTCTCCATTTGGTCCTCTACGGCCTTCTGGAGAATGCGCTGGGCTGGCTTCAAGTTGAGTGACTTGATGTCACCGTCCTTGGTTCTGATCTTGAGGGCTGACTTACTGTAAAAGTCAAAGTCATCGTATAGTTTGCGGCGTACTACTTTAAGTCTCTTGTCCATCTTCGGCTTGCTCATCCTCTGGAGTGACTACTAAGAGCGACTCCAAAAATGCCTCGGCTTTACCGATAGTGACTTCGCTCTTTGCGGCAGGCTTAGTCTTGGTGAAGTCCAAGACCATTCGTGCTGCTGTTAGGCGGTCCCGGTTTTGCCCCGGTTCACGCATGATTTCTACTGCTGCCTTGAGTGCCTCAATGGCATATACGTCATCAATGTCATTCTCTTTGGCCATGATTGCTACGATCCTTTCAGCATCTGCTTTTGCCTGTTTCCTGATCGGCGTGATCATTTCGAGGGTGTAGCCATCAGGTGTTCCCTGTGGCCGACCTGCGTTCTTACGCTTTTTTGTTGACCACTGCTTTCTTAGCGCCCTTCCCTCTTCGGTTTTCATTAGGTTTGTGAAGTAGTTGTTTGCTTTTGGCGTCGCCCTGTTTGGGTGGGTCAACTCTTTCTTCGGTGCCTTTTTTCTTGGTACTTTGGGCACTGGCATCTGCTACTCCTACTAATGTTCCAATGATCTTGAGGGTCGTTGGGCAGGACTTACAGAACACAGGGGCTGGTAGTGCCGCTGCCATCTCTGCAAGTACCTTGTCTTTGTCAGAACTACTGAGGCTAGACGCCTTTATAGCTTCGATGCCCTGTAAGAAGGGCACCAAGTCAAATGCTGTCTTATTCACTGTTTGCTTCCTTGAGTTACTCAGCACCAGAGAGGTCAAAGCCTACCGTTTTCTGGTAGTCTTCTTGCTGTTCCTTCACACGATCAATGTAAGGCTTTAGGTACTTATCGAAGAGGCTGGTGTTCATCAGATCGCGGTTAGCATCTTTTGCTATCCTATTGACCTTCTTCATTGGCTTCTTACCCAATGGGCCAGATAGTTCATTAAATGCTTTGTCGAGGACACCCCTATCTTCAGCTCTTATTGATGTATCACTGTCCATCGCTTTTTTGAGGTCAGCAAGGGCCTCTTGGTTGGCAATCTTACCCGCCTCTTTCGCAGCAGACAGTTTTGTTACCTTCTTCTTTGGTTTTGACTCAAAGTTGAGAGATTTTGACCGGATGAGAGAGGTAACATCGTTGAGAGGACTACCGTCTAAAACACTTTTACCACTCGTGAGTGACTGTTTATAGGCAACGATAGCTCTCTTACGCTCAACAGTGGTGGATGGTGCCGCCAGAACTTCATCGAGTGCCTTCATAATGTCAGCATCAAGTTCAGCTACTGATCGCCGTTGCGAACCGTAAGTCTCAAAGATTGCAGAGTGGACTATGCCACGAGGAGACTTAGGAAGTGGGCGCTCACCATTGACATACTGCTGTGCATTCCGCTTGGCCTCTTCCTCATTGAAGAAGTCTTGCTTTTGGCCTTCTTCGAACTTGCGGAGG